TTTTTTAAATATTATTATCTTTTTAAATAAGCCGGTGTTCTCGGTTTTAAAATCGGCAATCCATCTGCATCCTTTAATGCTTGCGTAGCCATAACGCATCGGCAATTAACAACCTCCGCAGCAGGCGCGCCAACTTCGCCAGGATACATCATCTCTACGCCACCGACTATAAAAGGTTGATTTATTGCAATCGGATCCCGGCTCATTAATAAATGTGAACGCCTTGTCCGCTTATCCTTTGTATTAATCCAAAACTTTTCCACCTCATAATCCGAGCTTTCCGCTCCCATGTTTATTCCGAAGTTTGCCGCCGTTGTTGATTCAGTCCTTGCGATTACTAGCGACCTGGCTCTATTAAATGCCGGATTATTTAAAGTTTCCTCAAATAACTTGGCCTGATCTCGTCTGGACAAATTTTGTCCTAAAACATATTCTAATAATGTTTTAATCTTATCGGAAGTAGTTATGTCAATACCTGCTATTTTTGTGCCTCCGATAAGCCTAAAATAGTTTACCATTTCAATATACCAATCAGCATTAAAGAAATCTATGATGTAATCTTTTTGGGTTTTTGGTACTGAATTACGAATCCAATCGTATGAGAAGGTTGCGGATGATACTCCAATCTTTGTATAAATATTTTCTAAGCCATCGTACAAAGGTTTTTGCTGTACTAGGAATTGAATGTATAATTCCATGTTGTCGAAATTGTCCTCATTAACAAAATCTGATACTACATTTGTTTGATCGTCTAATGCTTTCTTAATAATCGGATAAGCATAACGCTCATACTCGCTATGTAATTTTAAATAGGTCTTATGATATTTAACACTACTTGCCATTGATTGTAGCATTATTATAGGCCTGATCTAGCGATAGATCCTCAATAGGCACTAAGTTAGCCGGAACGTAAACCTTGCCCATTTCTGTAGTGCTGATTTTATCATAGCCTTGTGCGATTCGCTTTTCATCTGGAGTAATCCAGTATGAGTTTGCTAACCAATCAGTTAGCTTTGCCATATCCTCCTGCATTTCAGGATAGGAGCTAAAGTCAAAATCAAAGTAATACTTCTTGCCGTATACCTTTGCGTATGGCTCGCAAACAAATTTATTGATAGCATCCCTGATCTTGCGAGATAGTGGAGCGGTTGCGTTGTATATTAACTGCTTTGATGCCCATCCCATATTATTGTCAGTCGATGCCGCCTCACTACCTGAAAACTGGATAGGAACGTGAAACGCTGCATAAATCTTTCTAGTGTCAATATTTAGACTTTCAATCAGTTGCAGGTCAGTAGATGGCATTCCTATCTGTGTCCACTTTAAAGGTCCTGATGATGGGAATATACGATCCATTAAAGTTTCGCCTTTCTTAGCCTCCATGAATTTTTCTTTAAGCAAATTCATTTGATCCTTTGTCAAAGTTGCACCAGCGCCATCAGGGGATATAAAGCCATAAGCACCTCCGTTACGGATTTGCTTTAGTAATTCGTTATCTCCCTCATTCTCTTTTAATACGTTCCGGTAAATAGCTTTGATTGGTGATTGTCCGTATAGTTGCGCCCCAGTCAGAGTAAAGTCAGGATTAAACGATTTAAAGTGAGCAACTTGATTTGCCGGGATTGGCACTTCTGTCATGTAAACCGACCGCATCTGATAGCCTTTAATTGGCTCAAACATTCCGCCTGATATAATCTCTATAAATTGGCTAGGCAAAGCATAAAGTTGTGACCATATTTGCTTTTCGGTCATGTTCTCATCTTTACCATTACCAAAGATATATCCATCACCAGAGCAAAGGAAAAAACCAGCTAAATCGCTCATCCATTCCTCATACGTTTGTTGCGGATTAGGTTTGGCAAGCATGTCAAGAATAGGGTTGCTTTCTAGCTGATTAAATATCTGCTCTTTAAGTTGCAAAGTCCGCATCTTAGCGGTTGCACCCTCTGCCATAGACATATTCTCATAAACCTTTAGATCCTTTTTAGTTACGCCCTCTTTGACTTCATATAGGCAATAAGCGCACTCCGCAATCTTTTTAGTAATAATATCAATGCAAGTGTAAACATCGGCGTTTTTCTTAAATCCTTCCTCTACGAATTTTACTTTGTCCTCAAAATCTACTATTACCTGATTGTTACCAATCCAGCCAAAAACGTTTTGATTGTAGAGGTTAGCGGTTATCTGTTGTTGAAGTCCAGGCATTAATGCCTCTAATTGACTATTTGCTGCCTTTTCAATATCAGCCTTAAAGATTTTAGAAAATACGCCCATTGTTAATTCCAATCAAATGAATACTCTTGTTTAATTTTAGATGCCAGCTTATTTAAAGCTACATATCGTAACGGATCGATTAAATGGTTAAATGCATCTATTGGCTCGTTCAGCATTTTGCCTGTCTTATCTTTTTTCCAAATATAACTAAATAATTCTTTTTTAAAGTTATGACTATTCGCCGTAATATTTATTTTATATCTTTTAAGAATGTCGATGCCTTGCTTAATACTATCAGGACCTTTAATCGCACCATGAATATTGAATCCCTCTGCATAGATTTCTTGAATAGATTTAGGCTCTGCTGAATCCGCTATAATCTCCTGATCTTCCGTTACACCAAACTCGCGGAGCTTACGGCATATATCCATATTGGTTAGCCTAGTTTCGTAACACATCTCATTCACCCATAGCTCACCAGATAGTTTATAAACCTCAATAATTCCAGTCGGATCATTCGTAAATCCAAAGTCAATGCCATAGCTTATCAATTCAGCACCTGCCGGGATAGCTTCGCATATTGCCCAGTTTCGGAATATAACGCCTTCAATCTTGCCGGTTAGTCCTCTAGCATAAACGCGCCATAGCTCTAGGTCTAAGTCTTTGATATCTTCAATCCTTTGGTGATCTTCTTGCGATAGGAAAGGATTATGCCTATGATCTGATATAATCAGCTTAGTATCAGGTAAACCTATAAGTTTACTATGCGCCCAAAATTCATTAGTAGGGTTGTAATCTAAATAGACCTGGTTCCTAGTCCTGATTGACAACTGCCAGTATATTTGATAGCTTAGACCATTTGCCTCATTCACAAATAAATAGTCACGCTTACCATTCTTAGCCGATTGCTCATTCTCGAATGATACGAACTCGATAAGAGATCCATTCTTAAAATAGATAATCCTTTCAGTTTTATTCCAGAATTTTAATTTTGACTGTAGGTATTTATTATCTGCAAAGATATTCTCCGCATCCCGGTAAGCACCCTTACGTAGGTTAGGCAATGATTCCCCTGCAACTGTAATAACTGATCTAGCCTCTGTAACTGCCCGGTAATATAACAGTTGCATAATAGAATAGGTTTTACTAGAGGCCGTTCCTCCTTGATTGATTAAAACCTTTTCTTTAGCCTGATAATTCTCATAAAATACTGGGGAGCATTTAAACATTATCTATATCGTTTTCAGTACTTGCTAACGGCGGAGCTTGGTTGTAAATTACTGGAGCTGGGATGGATAGCAATAGATCGCCATCAATTGCAACTTCCTGTCTTGGTTTACTCCAGCGGTATTCCATAAACATTTTAAGAGCCGCCATATCACCCTCCTCTAATTTATTATTTAGCAATGCTAAAGCCAAATCATCCATTGGTGATAGCCTTGCAATTAATGCTATCTCATCTGTTTTAGGTTTTCTACCTGCATTCTCTCTTGCTCCGCCTCTATTTTCCATTTTGATATAATTTGAATATTCAATTAAACAAATGTACAAAAATCTGATAACTTCCTAATTTTGGTATAATCAGGATTAAATTCACAATCATTCAAAGTATCTATCCTCTGTTTTACGCATTGTATAAAAATATCCCTTCTATTTTCTGTAATTTTTTCAATGTTGTAAACTTCACATGGTTCTAAGTTGTCAATTATCGCCCAACATTTTTGCAAATCGCTATCTTTTTGGAGTATTTTATCATTTCTATTTAACATAATGTAAGAATTTTAGGCTTTTTTTGCTGGTTTTTGGTCTGCAAGGTTACAACTTTTAGTAAAAGGTTGTAGGGTAGTATAAAAAAAACTGCGTTTAAAGCGTTTAAAGCCAATGGTTGTAAGGTAGTAAGCAGAAAAATCATTTTTGTAAACCCCCTATATATATATACATATACATTATATCACTTCATATATTATATAGAATATAGTTACTACCTTACTACCTTACAACAGCCGATTTTGGTTTTTGTTTTATTAAAACCTCCAAATGTCCCAAGGCATTCGCTTAGATTGTTTAATTTTTGCCATTTCAATTTTACGATTTGCAATGGCCTGTTTTTTAGCTTGTGAACGTTTATAACGCTCAATCCAAGCTTTATTTTTTTGGTCTTTTATTTCGTTAATACGGGAATGTTCCGCTTCGCGTTGTTGTCGTTGTTTAATAGCCTTTAATTTATCATTTATTATTTGTTGTTTTGTTCTATAAACTTTGTTATTAGGATCACAATTTAACTGATCACAAGCATTATATTTTTCAATATAATAACACTCCAATTTATTTAAAAGGTCTTTTTCACATATTTGTACTATTTCAAAAATATGGTTTTGATAACCATAGGTTACAAATGAATAGTTTAATTTTCTTTGACTTTTAGCTAAATAAAGTCTGTAATCATTCCATCTTCTTTTAATATTCACACTTTGACCGATGTAAATTTCGCCAGCTGGATTAGTTATTTTATAAATTCCTATCATAACAAAAAAACATTTAATTAATGTTAAAAAACATCATTTTGATAGGTTGTAGGGTTGGTAGTAGGGTTAGACAAGGTTACTACCTGCCATTTATATAAAGCTATCTTATTGATTTTAATAGCTTTACGAGTAAATCCAAGCGATTTCATACGTAAACCTATCATGACCGGGTTTAAATTAATCTGTGATCGCATCTTTATATAGCTCAATATTTCAGTAGAGGTCATGTATTCAGATTGATTATCATTTACGGGGATTTCAAAATACTTCAATAGCATATCTTCCTCTTGTGATACGGCTCTAAATTCGTCTGTGCTTTTATTCAATATCTCAATGTCATCACCGCTCAAATTATGGCTATATCCGGAGTTATACAAATGATACATTTCCATAAATAAAGCCTTTTTATCAATGGAGTTATAAAGCTCATGATCTATACTTAATACCTTAATCGGTAGGATGCGCCTGTTGCCTGTAGGATCGCTCAAAAGTCCTTCGATGTTAGTTGTACCGCAAAGCATAGCTAATCGGTTTAAATCGACTGAAACAACGCCATACGGCTCACGTATTGAAAATGTCTGGCTAGATGTCAAGCGATTTAGCATTTTGCTTTCAGCTTTTGACTTACCTCCCATTTCGTCATCCATAATGATTAGCTTTTTTGTCATCAGAATATCTGAATCTTTGCCCTGGTCTAGCTTATCCTCTGCATAATAAGACTTAAGCTCATCGGGAAGTAAACGCCTAAACCATTCCGTTTTCCCGGTGTTTTGCCCTCCGACTAATACTAGGACCAAAGGCGAATGCTTGCCATTGATTGAGGCCATTAAGGATGTTAGCCATTTCTTAATAAAAAGGTCATGGTTTTCGGTATCGGTCTGAATTGAATTGATTAGTTTATCAATATTTCCAGTGCCTTTAATTTTTATATTTTCACTAAGGAAATTATAGAATGGATTATAGGATTTAGTAAATTCAGAGAATATCACGCTCTTAACTAGCTCTTTATTGGCTTTATCTATAAAGGTTTTACAATTAATAAAGATTGAGTTTAGGTCAATATCGGTAATCGGCTTGCCGTCTATCTCTATATTTCGGCTAATTTCATTCCGCCTCATGTTGTAATTTTTTCCGATAAATTGTTTAAGCTGATTAATGATGTTTTTTTCGTCTATAGCTTCAACCTTTATATTTTCCTTTTTTGCAAGGTTATATATAAAGTCTATTGGTACTGTAGGATCTTTCTTTGTCCGCATCAAATGACTATATTTTTGGTCTGTTTTGTTTGCAGAGTATTCCGGATTCAAAGCACTTAAGGAATGAAAATAAGGCCTTCCGTTTTCGCCAAACTTCCCAGCTAAAGCAAAACCAATATTTATCCAGTCACCATAATCGGAGGTGACATCGGCCTTTTGATCAACTATATTTTTAATCACATTTGTAAATTCCGATTCAACAAATACATAAGTTGCTGGTTCTTTTTTATCCTTTTGATAGGCTTTTACTTGCACTTCTATTGCATCTTGGTTAATGTACAAATCAGGATCATAGCTCACAAAACGCGCCCTACTAATATCCTTGCACTTCTCATCCACCTCAATAATATTGTATTTTGTATAAAGATATTTGCTTAGATAATTAAAACTTTCTAAATGCAGTTTAGGGTTAATCTTAGCTATAGCACAAAGGCCAGATCCGCCACATGATACAAATGTTGCATAGAAATTATTATCGCAACATATCTGCTCGCGGACATGATTAAGGTCTTTAAGGC